AGCTCGCTGACCCTCTTTGAAAGCCATAATAATAGGGTTTTCAGCAATCGTTGAATCAAGGAAATAACACCTTGATTCAAGGTCCCTCAATACTTCCTGGCCGGCGATAGAATTAAACGCCTGCTTGTATAGATTACATATCTCAATCAATCCATTGACTTTTTTTGTCTTATCCAATCATACCTCCAGGAGACCCCCCGGCATTCATCATTCCACCCGCCATAAGGTCTTTCACCCCCGGAGCGGCCTTAGCCATGTTCTCCGCTATTTTTGATTGCGTAAGGGCACTTTGTTCCTGCATGCTTTTTTGCTGTGCTTCACCCCTGGCTTTTCTTATTGCAGCAACATTATCCACATCTGCCAATACGGTCTTAGAGGCACCCAGGGCGTCCGCCCCCTCCTTGATATAGATATCCCAATCGATCGTATCGAGGGCATCAGGAACAATGGTCCCGATATTTAAAACGAGCTGACCAAGTTTTACGGTAGACGTGAATTGCTGTTGCTGCTGCGCCTTTGCGAGGGGCGAAACATACCTTATGTTGATTGCCTTTCCCTTCAGGGACGCTGGCATTTCAGGAAGGGACCCCTTTCTTTCTGCAATCTTATATGTCCTGTTGATGATAGGATTAAGTAACTCCGTCATTATCCGCCCCATCGTTGGGCCGAGAACGATCATCTTTTCCTTTACTCTTTCCAAAACTTCAGTGGCAGTCATCTGTTGAGATTCTGTCAACATCAAGAATAGGTCCACAAAGAACATAGAGTTGATGGACTCCCTGACCTTAGTGATCATCTCGATGCCTATTGGAATATTGGCATTGGTCTGCAATGGCTCTATTCGGTCATTAGGCTCTCTCGATATCCTGAAATTTAATCCGCCAGGAACTGTCTTGATCGGAAGGATAAAGGCGTTGTGTGGCAATACAAGCGGTGGGTCTACAATCTTCTGTGACCCCTTGATCAGGGTTCTTGCCATCTCGTTGACCATCTTGATATCCGGGAGAGCGTCCATCGCCGGAGACCTTCCGTAAATCTCATTTGCGCACTTCAGCCATCTCACGACGAAGAATGGGAATTCCTCATACCCGCCCTCTTCAATCATGTGCTTGTCTTTGATGTCAATATAAAAAGAGGCGAAGGGCATATTAATCTTGCCCGGAATGTCTTTTTTATAATCCCTCCTGGCGCAAGCAACATGAAGGATATCCACCTTATCATCAAATTTATTGTCTTTGTACAGCTTCTTGACGGTCTCCCCGTTCTTTTCTCCCCACTCCTCGTAAGCCTGTGAAACAGTATATTTGAATTTTCTAAAGATAGTATCAACAACCCCCTTGGAATTTTCTACGATGTAGCATTCAGTAAGGGGTCTTGAATCAAACCTAACTATCGTGTCATCATCTGGCTCTTCATATAGAATCCCGGTCCCAAATGCCGATAATTCGATATAGGTTTCGTGAACCTGGGAATTAAAATTTGACAAATTCAGGATATGAAAAATCATTCTACTAACGTCGTCAAGCCACTTAGCGGCCTGGGCGTCATTGTCTTCGATCTTTTCTACGGTGCATAAATAAAACCAAATCGAAGAAGGGGCCGTCATGCTTCCATGAAGACCAGAGGATAAAATCCGTCCACCTCTGATCGCAGTAGAGTCAACCACCTTCTCTGTCAACTTAGAACCCGGCGGAGGGGTATTGATAAAATCAGACCGTCGAGGAATTACGTATTCCGCTATCTCCTGACAATGGGCGTCAAGAGTGGATCGTTCGCTCGCAAGCTTATCGAGTCTTGTTACAAATCTGTCAGCAGTTTTTAGAGACGCATTCTGGTCCATTATGCACCTAAGAGAGTTTTGGTCCCGGTCGTTGCAGTGCCAACATCCCCGGTTAAAAGGGTTCCTCCCATCGGCATCCTGTTTTTGGCCTGCTCTTCAAGCGGTTTAGTAACAGGAGTCTTCGGGGACTTTGGTTTATTGAGAACACTTGCTGTCGTACCTACTGCGCTGGCAGCAACGCCTGCTATTGCAATCCATGTTGCGGGGTCTAATCCCATAATATTCTCCTAAATAAAAACCAGATAATCGCTATCGGCGATATGTTGGGAAGCCTTATCTGGTTTAAAAACGTCGTAGTCACCTTCTGCAACCTGCTGAGGGGCTACATTCCAATCTTCTTTGGCCATACCAACCGGATAAGAAAAGGTAAGTGCAATCGCATCTGCCTCATCCGGGGATGCAAGGCCCCTGGACTTCATGTCCTCTTTACTTTCTAATTGAAGCCTAAGCTTTGCATCGAAGCCGTATTCGGGTCCCTTGAGCCCAGTCACAAGGTCCTCATCTGCCGGGATACTCGCCATATCGAGCCAGTTTTTCATCTTCTCCCAACACTCAGACCGAAGGCTTGAATATTGCTCATGGATTAATGCGTTTCTATGGAAACTTACTTCTACAACCCTATACCCTAATTGCTTCAGACGGTCATAAACCCCCGCCCCTATCCCAACAGCATCAATGAACATCGTATGTGGTTTCCATTTCTGATGTTCCCTCACAATCATGCCCACAAAATCCATAGTATCGATGTTTCTGAATTTATGGATGGCGTGAGTCTTGAACCCCTGCCTTATTGCTATAACTGATTTGTCGTCTCCAAATCTCGCGACATCGACTCCAAATAATACAGGGAATGTAGATTCATTAAAGGGATTGATCTCTCGATTAATCGCACCCTGTACAGTATCTTCTCCAATAAATTGTTTACAGGATGTTCTCGGAAATATTCCCCGGACACGGACCCTGACAAAGTCAGAATCTTCTCCGTAATCCTCGATCCACTTGTCAATGGTTTTTTGGTCCGCCTTCTTAGCAGTTCGAGAGTCAATCTGCCTGGTAATCCACCGATGAGAAAACTTTCCTCCAGGGAAGCACTCTTTAAATCTGCCTGTGTTTCGGGTTGGGTTTCCAAATGCAATCCATATCGAGCCCGGCGTGGTCATTGCTCCTTCAGCAACCTGCCAAATGATATCATCCACAGCCGAAGCTTCATCAAAAATTATTAGGACGTACTTCTCATGTGTTCCCGCAAATGCTTCTGACTTTTCCTTGGACCAGGGCACCGCTGAAGCAAACCATGTCTCCGGGTGGCCCTTATAATAAAACTTGGTCGCTGTCCATTCGAACCAGGCCTTGTTGACTAAAAGTTTATACCACTTTGCTAACTCCCGCCACGTCTTACCTTCAAGCTGTTGCTTGGTGTTCGCCGTAACGACCGTTGCAGGATGTGGCCGGGTGGATAAGAACCATTGAATAATCCAGGCCACCAGAGCGGTCTTCCCTATTCCGTGGCCGGACGATACAGCAAGCTGAATTGCTTCATTCGGATTATCCTTTAATTTATCCCCAATAATCCGAAGAGTCTTTTCTTGCCACGCATCAGGACCCGTTTCATCCTGAAGAGTGCCAGAGCCCCAAGGATATGCAAATAACACAAAGCCGTAAGGGTCGCTAACAAAACGACTGATCGACCCGACGAGATCATTGTCTTTTTCCTGTGCCTTTATTGTCTCTTCGTTTCCAACCTGAACAGGGATTTTTGCAATATCAGGCGCGTCTTTAAATCCGATTGATTCAAAGGGGTGAGCGATTGTTCGAGTCTGTCTAACTCTTCCAGTGCGACTCGCCTTAAAGCCCTTTTCGCCTGGAGGGTTCCATCCCCACCCGAGCTTTGCTTTCTTTTTTTCTCTTCGGGCCGGGAGCTGTTCTTTCGCATCCTTGGCCCTGTCCCTCGGTTGTCCCATTAAGCCGCCGCATCTTCTCTTGTTGGGGGTTCGGTAAAAATCTTCATCTCGGGTTCCCTGGATTTTTTCAACGCCCTTGTCAACCTGTCTTCGAGTGAACCCATCGGGGCCTCTTGTGTCTCGAATTTTTCAATCCATCCCCGGGCCTTCCCCTTGCACTTTAAAAAGAAACATACCGCCCCGAGATTCTTTCCGTTGATCAATTCAAAGAGCTTTGACTCCGCAAAGTCAATGAGACCCTCCTCGATTTCCTTGCATAGAGCGGCAAAAATATCGTCCGTTCTCTTCCAGCCAATAATCTGCTGGCGAGTCACACCGATCGACTTCGCAGCGGTGGTAATATTTCCGTAGGCCAATTCAAGGGCCTGAAGGAATAGCTCCTTACGCTGTTTTATTTCAGAGGGGGTTAGGTCTGCCATTATTTACACAATCCTTCCTGGTTCCCAAATATATAATGAGTAGGGCAATCCACGTTAAACTCCCAATACCAGCATGGGTCCCTTTTTGCTCGCAAGAAAAGATGTCCCATCTCGTAATCAAGAGCCGTGAGACACCATGCGTTTTCCCCCTGTCCCGAATCATCCCCTAAGTGGATTAGCACCTGACCAGGGTAGGCACCATCAATACACCATCCCCGGTATAGAAACTCTTTCTCGTATTCGGGTGATTCCGCATCCACGCAATTAGGATGCCATGGCATGATCTTAATTCGCAATCGTTTAGGATTGGCATTGGAACCATAAGCCTCCTGGAGTTTTAGAAAGAAATCATCAATCCTATTCCATTCGATATTATCCCACCTGAGGCCCCAGTGTTGCTCATACTGAATTACTGTTTGAGGGGATGCCGTGACAGTAATCCCCAGAGGCGTCTTGTAGGTGAAGCCAAAACAAAAGAGAATAAGAATGAATGCGAGAATCTTAATAAATCGCATATTTGGTGTTGAGATTAGAGTCCATATTTTGTTGCCAAAAAGTTTTCTAAAAGCAACACATTTGGATCTGAAATGTCCGTGTTATAGAATCCCTGCGCAACCATACGAATGTTTCCAAAGTTCGTAAGAGTGGAATTATATGCCCTAACCCCAATCGTAAAAATATTTGGGAGTGCGGATGTTATGGCATCTGAGTTTAGGCCCACATTATTAGCAACAGTTACTCCATTTACCTTTAGAGAATAGGTTGTTCCATGAAAATTAAAAACATAATAAAACCAATTTGCATCAGTAGAAACACTCCTATCATATACATATGAATTATCATCTCCTCGTCTTCCTACGTGTATTTTGGAAGCTCCACCGTTGTCCCCTTGCATTTCCACGATGGGCAGTCCCGCATCTGTTTTCGTCCACGCCCAAATATTCCGTTGCACTGTTGGAGCAGTTGTAAATCTAAGCACTCCCCATGCAGTAAATGGGGTGTCGTTCCCGTTTACCAGTGTAAGCAAGGAGC